AAACTCCTTGACCTTGCCGTGATGACTAAGAAACTTTGGCGTCTCGGCTGAAATGTACCAGGAGCACATGATGCAACCTAATACGATTACGTTGTCCGTCGACGAACAGAATGACGGTGTTGGCCCAGTTGATCACGTATTTACTCGTTTCGACGAAGATCGGAACCGGTCGGTGTACATTCACACGTCCCATACGATGTCCGCCAAAGATCAACTGATTCTCTACCGTACGTTGCCGAAGCCTTCGGGAAATTTTCGCGGAGTTTTGAAGTCCGCGTTCAAGTTCTCGAAAGACTACGTCGTACTCGGTGTAGACGGTGTCAGCCAGTTGACTGCACCCGTCATCATCGAAACAACGCTTTCTGTTCCGGTGGGGATCACTGCGGCTCAGGCCCTCCTGATGCGCCAACGAGATCTCTCGCTGATGGACCTCGACACAATAATGATCGCTTTGTCCGAGCAAGGAATGATCTAATGCCTCGACCTCAGAAAACTGCGGTAGAGGTACCGGATCCGACTTCGTTGGAACCGGATGAGACAGCTCAGCAGCGTGAAGTTGCTGGCTGGCTCAAGGTCGTTAACCTTGCACTTTCGGTGTTCCTGAAAGCTTTTCGGGCATTCAAGTGATCATCAGTGTCGTGGAGGAACTATGAAATGTAGTTCGAAATCCAGCATAAGGCCAGAGGAAGTCAATTCCTCCTTACGGCTTCCCAAGGATTATCCTTGGAAAGTTCTCGGCTACCTAGCCGACGACCTTAGCTATCTCCTTCAACCGAGCGATCTAGACCGGCTTCGGGGTGTCATTAGAAATCGTGACATCTCGGGGATCCGGTTGCTCTCGAAGGACTGGGGGTTACAGAGTATGTCCACCAGTGATGCTAGCATCGCTGAAAAGCGAGCAAAGTATCAGTTGGCAGGGCTTCTGAAGAAGTTCCAATTCCCAGGCAACCGAAAAGCACGTATCCAAGCAGCTAAGGAGAAATTCTTAGCGGGCGAAGATCGTTGCAGGACATTCAACCATAGTGGTTGGCTTGCCCTTGCAGGTGCCTCGGATGACGAATCATGGGTGACGAATGTTTTCACTTACGCTCGTTCATTCATGCAGAAGCTGCTAGGTCCTGAAGTTCCGGACCTAAGCACAATGACGTTAAGGTCTCGTCATGGGCCGGGTGCGTCTTTGGACACTGAGCCGGGTTGTGTCTCTTCTTACCATAAATTTGAGACATTGCCTTATCAATGTACCACGGCCGCACACCGGTATGCCCGATTAGCGATCTTCGCCGATGAAAGATGGCTCGGATCATTACGTTCGGAAGTGAAGGAGAGACATCTCAATCTCACGACTGAGCAGATCTGGGCCTTCATGTTAGAGGCGACAGATTGCGATCGAATCGCTTTCGTCCCAAAGGACGCTGAAATTGAGCGGACTATTACGATAGGGCCAACGATGAATATTTTTCTTCAATTGGGAGTCGATGGTTTTGGCCGTGCCCGTCTAAAAAGATGGGGGGTCGACTTAGACCACCAAGAGAAGAATCAAGAATTGGCCCGACTGGGTTCTTTAGGAGGATTAGATCCATTTGTTACATTGGATCTTGCCAATGCTTCCAATACAATAAGTCGGAAGCTTGTCGAACTCCTTTTGCCCCCGGGTTGGTACGCCTTTCTCTGTGCTCTGCGGTCCCCTTGTGGGAAATTCGCAGATGAAGATGACATCATACAATTTGAGATGTTCTCTTCTATGGGGAATGGGTTTACCTTCGTGCTGGAGTCTGCCATTTTCACATCTATTATATACGGTGTGATGATGGAGACACAGGGTTACTTCGATCGTGACGCTATGGCAGTTTATGGCGATGATCTTATCGTCAAACGCAGCTTAGCTCCACGGTTGATGTTAGCTTTGGCCAAGTGCGGCTTCGAGATTAACGTCGAAAAGTCCTTCGTTGAGGACGGCCCGCGTGAGTCTTGTGGTTGTGACTGGTTCCAGGGGAAGCCTGTTAGACCTGTGTTCCTTTCGAACACGCCCCAGGACGTGGCTGAGTTGTTTAGCGATATTAATCGCTTGCGACGAATCCTCGCCCTTCGATGGGGCATTGAGGAATCGAGAACGGTTACTGAGATGGAAAGATGGATCCCTGAAAAATTAAGGGATATCACCGGACCTATCTCGGATACTGATTTCGATTCGTATCTCCACCGGACAGTTCCTACTGTCCCATATCGTAGGTGGGTGTACGAACACAAAAGGTTAGTGCGGAAACCTCTTCAAGTGAAAGGTAAAAAATTTCACTTTCGGAAGTTGATGCATGACCTTCACCCGGTCCCTCTGAAGTCCCAAAGGTGGGATTGTAAGTTGACGGGCTCAGGAAGTCGGTTTAGAGTGATAAAGAGGAATCTTACCATTCTAGGCGCCAGTTGCTCCGTTGTCAGTCATTGGCAATCAGAGTACAGGGAGTATCGACCCACGATTCCAGCTCGAGAAAGCGCGGCTCCTTGTCCGCAGTATCTCGGGTCACGAATTCGCGCGCACGAGGCCCC